GCATAACGGTTCTCAGAAGTCCACTGGATGATTCCATACCCACCGCTATAGCAACGGTGATAAGGAACTCTAGACCCTCCCTCACAAATGTTGGAATGGAAGCGACTTTCCTGTTTAATGTTACCCAGAATGGTTGCGAGTGCATACTTGTCCGTGATGTCTGTTCTCATCTGCACTTCCCTTAGCACAAACTTCTCCTGTGCCGTGCAGTCTTTGCATTCCCACTGGACCACTGGAGGTGGAGCAGGGATGGAAGCAATGAACATGTGTCTCTCTCGTAGTGGGTTCTACCCTAACACATGAAAAAGGGGGGCGTCAAGCCCCCGAAGGAATAGTGGCAGGGATCATGGTCCCCCCACCCTCATCGTCGTCGTCATCCACGTCTCTGTCAGTAAAGACAGCACCGAAGACGAAGGCACCTATCAGTATCAGTATCGATGCCAGAACTAACATCACCATACTCCAGGGATGATTTGTCCTGTAGTCATGTAGGTGCCAACAGCAATGACGAAACCGAGCATTGCCAGACGTGCGTTGAGGATCTCTGCCTCAGGGGTAAAACCGAATTTCATTGGATGTTCTCCTGTGTTTTGTTAATGATGATGACACGATTGCCATCGTGAGTAAATTGTAACTCATCGTCAGGATCCCACAGTAGCTCTTCATACAAATCGTCGAGCTTCTGGATATCCTCCCAGAGTGCATCAGGGTTAGGCATATTGTTCTACTAGTGCTCTAATGTTTTGTGTAATTTGCATCCCACCAATTTTACTTTCGAGAAGAGTTCCATTGGGAGAGGCAACAATAAGAACAGGAGTAGCAGTTACGCCATACTTCTTCGCAAGGTCTAGATTCTCCTGTGGGATCGGGACATCAGTAAAATCCTCAAGGTCTACCTTTTCGATCATGCTGGTATCTACTTTGATAGAGGCAAGATACTTGTCTACCAAAGCACATGGTCCGCATGATTTTTTAGAGAAAAGATAAAACTTATTCATGGTGCTGCTTCAGTTCAGGGTTAGGTTGAGATGGAACGATAGGATCCCGAGATCGATTCTTGATGACAATAAATGCATCCTTATTATACTTGCGGGTACCTTTAACAGGTGCCCACTTGGTACCAGCACCATTAATCTCATAGACTGAGGTGCCACCAATCTCAACTACCAGATCATCATTACGGATGTCCCAACCGAGTGCTGCAGTTGCCTCGATCAGGGATTCTTGTGTCCAACGTGCCATCAGTAAAGATTCTCTTCTTGATCAGCAAGGACAGTACAATCGCTGGTCGGGTATGCTACACAAGTGAGCAGGAAACCAGAATCAATTTGATCATCATCAAGGAAAGACTGATCGCTTTGATCAACGGTGCCGCTAATCAGTTTGCCTGCACAAGAAGAACAGGCACCAGCACGGCACGAATAGTTCATGTCAACACCTGCTTCTTCTGCAGCGTCAAGGATGTACTGGTCATCAGCACACTCAAATGTAGTTTCGCCGTCAGAATTTTGAAGGGTGATAGTAAAAGCCATTAGTAAGTTTCGCAGAGTTTTTCAACGGAGTATGCCAGGAGGACGAACCAGGCAACGGATACAAGTGTAAAGGAAAGCGGAAGCATTGTCAAGTATGTCAGAAGATGCCGAAAAAGAACTTGCCAGTGGCAGCATAAGAGATGAATCCCATGATGATACCCATCATTGCCCAGCGTCCATTGTACATCTCGCGCTGTTGCATTGGCGAGAAGAGACCTTTACGGTTGTAGTCCTCAACCACCATTTGTGGTTCTTTGGCGAACATATTGTTCTGACCATACTCGTTGGTTGTGACAGTCATTTTACTGTAAAGAAATGTTACTACGTAAGTATATATGTTTTCTTAAGGTTTTGTCAAGGTTTCTGGACAGTTTGTTAAGTGGCACAGGCGTATACATAATAATGGGGTAATAGGCTAACGAAATGAAAAAACTATCATTATTAATGTTGTTAGTGCTTGCCGCACCAGCGGCACACGCAGACAGCATTCATAAAATCCAATCTAGTGTGCAGCTGACCGTGAGCTCTGCTGCAACCCAGGCAACCAGAATCGGAAACTCTTACTCCATCTCTGGTAGCAACGTAAATACATCGGACGGTACCAACAGCGGTGCTATCACGACTGGTTCTATCACCAGTGGTATCTACGATCCTGGTACCATCACTGCCACTCAGGCAACCGCAGGCGAAGCGTTCTCCTTCAGCGCAAGCTACACCGAAGCTGATGCTGTATTGACCACTGCTCCCACTGTAGGTGCTGTCAGTGCGTTCTCCAATCAGACTTCTAATGCTGCTGGAACTGCTGGAACTCTTGCAGGTACAATCGGTACTGACGGTTCTATGTCTCTGACCGCTGGTGGAGCTGGTACATCTGCTACAGGACAATTCGTAACCGAGTTGACTATTAAGTGAGTGATCCTCGTGATGACGATTTTTGGAAAGACAATTTGGAATATTGCGACGAGTGCGGTGGTAATCCTACTTACAGGTGCCACCGCCCAGGCAGTCCCCGTTGTCCCAAATTTCACTCAGGGAAGTATGACGAGCACGACAACCACGAAATCGACTGTGAATGAGACCATCAACTCGATGGACTATAACACAGGATACCAGTGGTCTGTAAGTGGCACTGGTGTTGAGGTTATAGATACTAATAAGAGTATATCTCCGACCACTAGTTCGGTGAATGCAACTATCAATGGAACTACTACAACATGGACAGGCGTGGGATCAAGACCGAACTTCAAACAGTCGGTACCAGGAGCAGCGTTCCAGTACACGGAAACGATGATGGGACCAGGGCTCACGAATCATACAATCATTCAAAGAGAGACGTACATAGAAAGCACAACGGAAACTACAAGCGTGTTTACGCAGTAATCCTAGCACTGTTCTGCACCACACCAGCGCACGCTGAGACCGTTGGTGGCGTGTCTGCTACTGCAGCGCCCGTGGCGAATAGCTCAGGCTCAGTGACCAACCAAGCTATCCAGGTTTTACAGGGTCCTTATATCACGTCGCAATACGGAGACGGAATCTCCTGCCAAGGTAGTACGTTAAACGTTACCCCATACGTTACTACTGCAGGAAATTTCCAAAAACCATATGAAGACTGGTGGGATAGTCCTGTCTATGACATGCGTGACATGGATGAGGACGGAGCACCTGATAATCCTGGCTCCATATTATATACGGTTCCTACAAGAACAGGACAGAAGGATAACTACAACATCGGTGTAGGTTTCTCTGCAACGTGGTCTATCCCGTTAGACAAAGAACAGGTAGCGTTGTGTAAGAAAGCAGCAAAGAATCACAATGCTTACAGAGCACAACTGCTTGCAAATAAGAGATTAGATTTTGAGTTAGCCCGCCTTAAGAATTGTGGGCAGTTGTTAAAGGAGGGAATTCAGTTCCATCCACAAAGTAGATACGCTAAGATATGTGCTGATGTGGTTGTTCAAAACGTAAACCATATCAAACCACACGTTCACGTTATTCCCTCCCCTTCAAGATCCGAATCGCCTTATTCCGAATCCGCTGCTGACCTCGGCGCTCCTTTAAGGACTCAACCTTTACAGTCTTCCCCCTGATAGCAGCAATCTTTTTAATAACTTTCTTGACCGTTGGTTTGATCACCTTTAACAGGAGATCTGCCAGCGGTTTTGCTAACAGTGCTGAGGTAGTAGCAACGACAGCGATCGATGCGGTAGTGGTAACTGTACCCAGCGGTGGTAGATACTCCTCAGTCCAGGGGATTTCTGGTTCTGGTTCTGGTTTCGTCTCCTCCACGACTGCCGTCTGAGGGGGCGTCTTAGGGATCTCTGGGGTGGGTGGAGTAGGTTCTTCAGGAGAAGGTACCTTAGGCACCTCAGCAGGTCTTGTGATGACCATCTGCTCAGGTTCATACTGGATAGGATTGTATGAAGGAACCTGACCATCACAGAATATTTTGGTGCCCTTGGGATCATCATCAACGATCGTGTCATTCTTACCACTCTTCTCGTGAGCAGTAACACATCCAGGCATGTTAACGACAGGAGTTCCTATCAGTTGCGTGACAGGAACAACACGAGGGATTGTATTAGGAACTTGAACATCCCAGATTTGTGTCTCTGGGATGGCAATGTTTCTAAGGTTGATGTCGATGTCAGGAATCGGGTCCATATCTGTACTCACCTATCATATCTAGTACACGATTGAGCATCGTGTGAGCACCATCATGCCAGTCTGCACCCTTGGCAGACCAAGATCCATTATAAAGTTCGTTCTTCATTTTAAGAAGTCTCACTTCAGCGTCTTCTCTAGTCATAAAATTACGTGGCATTACAGACCTGGCACAGGAAGGGCACCTCCAGTTACCTCAGGTAACTCTGGCATTGCGGCATCAATCATGCCTGGTAAAGCGTTCGCTACTGCATCGGTAGCAGCTTTGACTACACCTTTCTTTGCTTCTTCAATCATAGCATCTTTGTTAAGCAAAAGATAGCCAGCACCACCAATGAGGGTAGCAGATAAAACGAAAGACGACAAAGCAAGTACATTGAATACTCTCTGCATTATTTTGGCTCCACAGCGGAAACGACAGGGGGTTCTTCTTTCTTTTTCTTAGCGTTTGCGTTAGAGTTATTTCCACCAGACTTGGCAGGAGACAATCCGAACGCAGCTAACGATCCAGAAAAAACGGATGCGATGAATGTAGGATCAAAGTCTAGAATCTTTTGTCCATTCGGCAAGCGAACGTAACTAAATGTGAGAAGAGATGCGGACCATATAAGTACAACAACTTTCACCAGATTACCAAGGACTTCACTCTTATCTTCATCATGGTCCTTCTCTTCTACGACTGGTTTATTATTTTCAGCCATAAAAAAGAGGAGCTAAGGCTCCTCTATTTAGGGTTACACCATGCACGCCACTTGTTCTTTGTCTGGAAACAAGAAACCAGGCGGGGAGATATTCCCATCCGCACCACTTACTTTTAGGAAGTAAGAAACCCGAGGGGTCGATAAACCCATCCCGACCAGGGTTTTTAACGTGTCTCCATCACGGGCATATACGGGGATGACTCCACCAGGTCAAGTTTTACGTCATTCCGAGACGATCGTCTCCTGTAAGTCCTCAAGGTATGCCTTTTTGGATCCCTTAAGAGTATCCCAGTCGTCGTTGAGAGCAGCGTTGATATACTTCATGATGATAGTAGTATCTTCGCCGTTCTTCTCCATCCATTCTACCATATCTGGGTAATTATTACCAGCAAATACGCCTTCATACTTTGATGATGTCGCTTTGTTGAAGGTAGATACAAGGGACTTATCCCATGCATAGAGTAGGTTCAACACACCAGATTCTTGCTGGTAGATAACACCATCGATAACTGCCCACTGAGCATCCCACTTTTTATTGTGCTTGGATTCAGGATTGTTCTCCTTTGCATTCCAGTATGCAGACAACTCATTGATCTTAGCATTAATTTTCAATGGGTCCGCGACAAAGACAACTGTTTTGTCAATGCCACCTAGGTTAATCCTAGTCTTGTCACCCTTGATTGTATAACGCTTAGGCAACAGCATACCACCGAAGAGTTTGGTGGTAGTGTATCCTGTCATGTCCTCGTAGAACACTGCAGTACCACGGATGAATACCAATGGCACTCTACTATTCCTAATCAATGTGTAATGAATTTGGGACTGTCTAGTAGATGGCAGATACTGTACCATCTTATGTCCACCTTTACCACACCATTGCTCGATGGTCTTTCTTGCTTGGACGTTAGTACCAATGTAATGTACTACCGCTTTCTTACCAGGGAAACCCTTGTCGAATGTTCTCAGTGCAGTCGTTGCTGTCTTGACGGCAGAATCATGCTCTACCTTCACAACAATATGTGGTTGCCAGTCCATGTACACAAAGCTTTTTAGTTATTTAGTCTCTAGTGTAACTCTTCCAGTCTCTTTACCAAACTCACCCTCCAGGAAATAATTAAATCCCATAGAGTATCTCTTACTCTCACTGTTGT